GGGCTCGCCCGTGGCGGCGTCCAACCTCGGTGACGAGTGCTACATCCTGGACGGTCGCACCGTCACGATGGACAGCACCGGCGCCAGCAAGGCCGGTCGCGTCTGGGCGGTGAGCACTCTGCACGGCGTGCTCGTCGAGGCGGGCCCCGCCGTCACCGGGCCGACCGGCGGCACGACCGGCGTCGTCGCGACGCGCGCGACCCGAGCGGCCGTCAAGGCCATCGCGGCGGCCAACCGCTTCGACGGCATGCTGGTCACGGTTCTCACCGACAACTCGATGTGGCGTTTCAACGCCGCGAGCACGCTTGCCGACGACACCGCGCAGGAGCTCGCGCTCGAGCCGGATGCCGGCACCGGTTGCTGGATCCGCGCGGACAAGGCGTTCGTGATGCAGCTCCCCGTCGCGTTCGGCAGGGCCGACGGCGACACCATCGAGACGATCCTCGAGGGCTTCGCGCTCCGGCTCGCGGCGCTGCCGTACTGGGAGGTCACGACCTCTTGGGCCGGCGGCAGCTCGAGCGCGATCGGCATCGCGAGCAACAAGACGGGCTACACCGCTGCGGGCGCGGTCCTCGGCGGCGCCGCCGGCGACGTCGCTGCGACGCTCGACGCGGGCGTGGCCGCCGGCACGATCGGCACGGGCTTCGACTCGCTCGCCGAACTCCAGGCCGCTCTCTTCGTCGAGGGCGACACGTTCACCTACGAGGAGATCACCTCGGCGTTCACCGCGGGAGCGGGCTTCGTCTGCATCCCCGTCGTCGTCGCGCTCTCGCCCGCCACTCCGTGATCCGGGCTCTGACCTGACCCTCAACTGAAGGAACACGAATCATGCCCGCAATCACACCGGCCTTCCTGTTCGACCTCGAGAGCAACATGCGGCTCATCACCGAGCGGCAGTACCAGCGGCTGGGCTCGCAGCTGTGGTGGCAGAAGATCGCCAAGGTGATGCCGAGCCAGTCGAAGAAGGAGCGCATCAACTGGCTCCTCGAGACGGCGAAGATCGAGCGCACCATCAAGGGCGGCGGTCAGATCACGTTCGAGGACATCGTCTCGCAGACGACCGAGTTCGAGAACGAGAACGCGGCCGCCGGCCTCAAGCTGAAGAAGGAACAGCTCGAGGACCTCGACGGCAACGGCGTGCAGCTCGCCACGCACTGGTCGGGCCAGATGGGCTCGTACGCGGCCTACTGGCCGCAGAAGATGCTGGCGGCGGCGTTGATCGCCAACCCGACCACCTACGATGCGAAGGCGTTCTTCGCCGTCGACCACCCGGTAAACCCGTACCAGCCTGGCTATGGCACCTTCCGCAACCGCTTCACCAGCGCGGCCAGCGGGATCTACCCGGGCGCGATTCCGATCGACTCGAGCGTCACCGTCGACGCGGCGATCGCCAACATCGCGAAGGCAATCGCCTACATCGCTTCGCTGAAGATGCCGAACGGCGAGGACCCCCGGTTCCTCGTGCTCGACACCATCTTCGTGCCCCCTGCGCTGGTCGCTCGCGCTCAGCAGATCACCAACGCGAAGTTCATCGCGCAGGCGGCCGGTTCGGCTGCAGGCTCGGCGGACGTCGAGGCCGTGGTCCGCAACTTCGGGCTCGGTCAGCCCATCGAGGTGCCGGAGCTCGGCTCGGCCTTCGGCGGGTCCGACACGACCTACTACCTCGGCATGAAGGAGATCACGAGCAACGAGCTCGGCGCCTTCGTGTACGTGAACCGCGAGCCGTTCTCGGTCGTCTACCACGGTCCGCAGACCGACGCGGAGCTCGCGCGGATGCGTGAGTTCCAGTGGACGACCGAAGGCCGCAACACCGTGCAGCCCGGCCACCCGTACCTGCTGTTCCGCTGCGAAGCGACCTGATCGTCTCCCGCGGCGTGTGACCTGCCTCCTCGGGTCACGCGCCGCGGGCGTCCCCCTCTTCGCTCTGGCGGCCCGCTCGATCCATGCCCTACCTCACCCCAACGCAGTTCAAGCTTCTGACGGTCGCGCCTGCGCCGATCGTCGACGCTGTGATGTTCGCTGCGCCGGGGTGGCTCGAGGAGCAGCTCGAGTCGGAGTCGGACGCGATCGACGTCGTGCTGCGCAAGCGCTACGACGCGCCGTTCGCGGAGCCGTCCCCGCGTGCTGTCAAGCGCTGGCTCGCCAAGATCGTGACGGTGAGCGTCTACCTTCGGCGCGGCATCGACCCGAACGATCAGCAGTGGCCGCTGATCGAGAAGGCGGCCGAGGCCGCGAAGGCGGAGATCAAGGAGGCGGCCGAGGCCGAGAAGGGTCTCTTCGACCTTCCGCTGCGCGCCGACACGACGGCGAGCGGCCTCACCAGGACCGAGACGCGCGTCTACTCCGAGCAATCGCCCTACGTCTTCATGGACGGCCAGGGCGTGACCGGTCATGCCGAGGACGCGTCGGGCGGTGGCACCCATGGCTAACGGCGACGCGCAGCTCGACGCCATGCTCGAGCGTCTTCGGACGCTGCCCGAGCTCGCGCGCAAGGCCGCGCCCGAGGTCGCGCGGGTCGTCGAGCGCGAGCTCGAGCGCACCATCGCGGCGGCCACGACGCCCGAGGGCGAGCCGTGGGCGCCGAAGAAGGACGGCGGCGGCGCGGCGCTTGCGACAGCTGGCAAGGCGCTGCGCCTGGCGGTGGCCGGCTCGACCATCGTCGTGAAGATCACCGGCCACATCGCTCGGCACCACAAGGGCTGGGGCAAGGGTGGCGTTCAGCGGCGCGTGCTGCCGGTGCGCGGCATCCCCGCGCCGATGCAGCGAGCGATTGCGCCCGTGCTCGGTCGACACTTCGAGCAGCACATGGCGGTGTCGCCATGACCGACACGCTCGCGCTCGAGAAGCTCTTCACCGACGTCGCTGCGCGCTTCGAGCTCGACAGGACGCCGGCGGGGCACTTCTTCGGCTGGCGCGAGCCGGCTGCTCAAGCGGAGAACGGTGACCGCATCGTGTGGGTGCCCGGTGATCCGAACGGCGCCCTCGGCGCTGTCGAGGCCGCGCGCCAGCCCGGGCGCAACCCGCGTCCGCTGGCGACGTTGCGCGAGCTGTTCACCTGCGAGATCAGCGCGGCCGACGCGAGCGATCCTGAGAACGAGCTCGTGCAGTACAAGGCGGCGCGGCTGCTCTTCGACTCCTGGCTGCGCGCGTGCCAGCTGGCGGCCCGGACTTCGTTCCGCGTCGAGTCGGCGACCTGGGTCACCGACAAGAACCTTCGACGCCACGGAGCGGCGATGCGCGTCGTGTGCTCGATCGAGGCGATGGTGCCCGACGTCGTGCGCGAGGTCATGCCGACCGACGGCTTGAAGGCCGAGGTCGACGTCGCAGAGCTCGACAACACCGAGACCATGACAGCGAACCGGAGCGACACCCCATGACTCAGCCGAAGGTAACGATCACCGAGCTCGACGGCCAGCTGGGCGTTCTGCCGCCGAGCGCCGGCAAGCTGTACGCGCTGGTGGGCGCGTCGACGGGCGGCACGCTCGCGGCCGACACGCCGGCGTCCTACGCGCGCGTCAAGGACCTGGTGGCTGCGCTCGGCGTCGGTCCCCTCGTCGAGGCGGCCGCCTCGTACATCGAGCGCAAGGGCAAGCCGGTGCTCGTCGTGCGCTCCGGTCAGACCACGGCCGGCGCCTGCAGCGCGATCAGCGCGACGGGCGCACCGACCGGGACCAGCGTCGTCACCGAGAACAGCGGCACGGCGCCGTTCGACGACTACGACGTCGTGCTGTACGTGGTGCTGGGCGGCACCATCGGGACGGGACCGATCACACTGAAGTGGTCGGTGGACGGTGGGAAGACCTACTCGGCGAACGTGTCGCTCGGTACCGCGGTGTTCCTCACCCTCGGCGACACCGGGGTCCGGCTCAACTTCGCCGCCGGCACGATGGTGACGGGCGAGTACTACACCGCGCGCACCACGGCGCCGCAGTGGAACGGAACCGAGCTCGGCACCGCGCTCGACGCTCTCATGGCCTCGGCCGTGCAGTGGGAGCTCGTGCACATCGTGGGTCCGCTCGACTCCACGTTCTTCGACACCGTCGACGCCAAGATCACGGGCGGGGTGACGGCCGGCAAGTACCACGCCTGGATCGGTAACACGCGCGTTCCGACCGTCGGCGAGAGCGAGTCGACCTACCTGACCTCGGTCTCGGGCGTCTTCGCATCCGACACCTCGAAGCACGGCGTGCTCTGCGCCGGCGCAACGAAGATGACCAGCTCGATCACGGGCCGGAAGTACAAGCGCCCGTGGGCGTTCCGCTACGCCATGGAAGAGGCGGACGCGAGCGAAGAGGTCAACACCGCGGACATGAACCGCGGCCCCCTGTCGGGCGTCTCGGTCCGCGACGTCAACGGCAACGCCGACGAGCACGACGAGTCGCTCAGCCCCGGCCTCGACGACGCGCGCTTCTGTGTGGCCCGCACCGTCGAGGGCTTGCCGGGCGTGTACGTGAACAGGCCGCGCCTGTTCTCGACCGACGGCAGCGACTTTCAGCTGCTGCCCCACCGTCGCGTCATGAACCTCGCGCACGCTGCGCTGCGGCTCTTCTTCATCCGCCGCCTCAACAAGCCGATCCTCGTCGACAAGGCGACCGGCTTCATCCTCGAGGAGGAGGCGCTCGAGATCGAGGCCGGCGCCATCGCGGCCATGCGCTCGGTGCTGCTGGCCAAGCCGAAGGCGAGCGAGGTCGAGTTCACGCTGTCGCGCACCGACAACGTGCTGAGCACCAAGACGCTCACGGGCGACGCGCGGGTGATCCCGCTCGGCTACCCGGAGTTCATCGACCTGGCGGTCGGCTTCAAGAACCCGGCGCTGCAAGTGCAGGCAGCCTGATAGGAGGCTCACGTGGCAGACGCGATCAGGGTCAACGGCAACGGGTTTTCGTGGGGTTCGATCATCGTCAAGGTCGACGGCGATCGCTTCTACGGCTTCACCAGCATCGGCTTCGGCGACAAGCGCGAGCGCGTGAAGGGCTACGGGATGGGGCGCCACCAGGCCCCACGTAGCCGCTCGCGCGGCAAGTACTCCACCGAGCCCGTCAAGCTCGGCGGGCCGATGGCCTCGCTGCAGGCGCTGCGCAAGGCGCTCGCGGCGCGGAGCTCGGACGGCAAGAGCTACGGCGACGTCGAGTTCGAAGTCGTCGTGCAGTACGTCGACACCGGCGAGACGCCGATGACCGTGCAGATCGAGCGCTGCGTGCTCACCGCCAACACGACCGCCAACGAAGAGGGCCCCGACCTCCTCGAAGACGAGGTCGAAGCCGACTGCATGCTGATCCGGCGCAACGGCCTGACGCTGTTCGACGCCAGCCAGGGAAGCCCATGAGCGACGCAAAGAAGAGGCTCGAAGAGATCGCGGCGCGCCGCGGACAGCTGGCCGCCGAGCTCGCGACGCGCGAGGCAGAGCTCGCCGACGCCGAGCTG